CATCAACAAACGGGCCTTTTCAGCAAGCAAGTCAGAAGCATCAGTCAGTGGGTTGTTGGTGTTGAGGTCAACGGGCATCGGCGTGGGTAGGAACTGTCCCGTTGCCTTCGTAATCCATACGGTGATTTCGTGGTTGAGGTCTGACATTAGAAGCCTTTCAGGAGTGTGTTGGTAGTGAAATCTTGCCCGTTCATTGCGCCCTACCTACCAGATGCGGAGAAATGGTTCGGGTCATCAAACTCGGTGGGCAGGTCAACCTCGATGGGTGAGCCTGTGCCGCCGATGCTGAAACCACGGATTTCGCCCTTCTTGACTAGTTCCCAAGCCCACGGCTCCCACTGAACGCCCAAGAAAGCAGTTCCAGCAGGGAATAGGGTCTTGACGATTTCGTTTGTGTCGGCTTTCAGCATTGGAACTTCGACAGCGTGAGGCCACATCATTGCCTCAACCCACTTGCCAGCAACGATGTTGACGTTGTGCTGAAGTCGGATGTCGCGGTCCCCGTTTTCTACATAACCCCAAAGAGCCTTCTGAAGTTCCTCTGGGTCAGTCCACTCACCGTGAGCATCCTTCTGGTTTGGAACATACCAAGGGCCGAGGGTGTACCGCTGCTCGGCGTTCTTTTGGATAGTCCCCGGGATTTCACCATCGGCAGACTTGGCGGCAACCAAAACTTCAGGTTCCTCCTCCTCGATGATGTCAAGGTCAACGGGAACAAACTTTGGCAGAACGCCTACTGCGCCCATTACGGCATCAACGTGAACACTCTCAACGGTTGGGCTGTCCTTAGAGATTTCACTAGCGTTCTTTGTGATGTTCGCCAATGAGGACATCGCTTCGTGCGCCCTCTCGGAAACATAAGCCGCCTGTCCACTTGCGTCGGACGCATCGCCATCAGGGTCAGAGGTGCTGAAGCCGTGGCCTGTGTATTCGGCTGGCTTGATGGTCTTGGCATAACTGACAGCATCGTCTTGCGCTTTGGCTGCCTGCTCGTGAGCAGTCGCAGCACTTTCGTGCCGTTCAGCAGCGCGACCAATACGCTTGGCATCGCGGAGGCTCCCGGGCTTGGTCAAGCGCGTTTGTTCGGCACGCAGTTTTTCAGCGAGTTCCTTGTGGCCCTTAGCGAGTTCCCTGTGTTCCTCGGCGGCCTTTGTGTGTTCCCGTAATGCATCTGCGTGGTTGGCAGCGTTGGCACCAAGAACGGGATTTGGCCCGCCAATGTTATCGGCCCTGTCAAGAAGTGCTGATGCGGCAGCGGCGTACTGGTTGCCATGAAAAGCGTGTCCAACGACATCGCCCTTCGCGATTTTTCCACTAGCCAAGTCCTGACCGCCAGACGACGTGCTTTCATCGCTCGTGTCCTCGGAGGAACTGTCGTCCTGCTTTTCTGGGGCAACCATCGGTGCTGCGGGCTGTGGTGAAAGGTCCACGGCCTTGTCGTACTGCTCGTTTTCGTCCTCGTATTCGCTGCTGTCGTCATTCTGCTCGACGGGGGCCTTGCGAGACTTGTAATACTGGTCGTTTTCACCAGCGGCGCGGATAAGGACGGGAGTGACATTGAACTTGCACCAGCCAGCCGATACACAAGAAACAGCAACCCAGTCGCATCCTGCGTCGCCAGAAGCGATACAGGTGCCACAGTTCTGTCCTGCGTATGGTGAAACATCAGTGTAGGCGGCATCGGTAGTAGGAACGCGGCCCATGTCCTCAACCATTTGGTCAAGGCTTTCAGCAAGTTGGACTTGCCACGGGTCTAATCCGTCCTTCCAGTTCTCGCCCAAGATTTCCGTGTCATCAGCAGATGAACTGCTAGACGAGGAGGAGGAACTGCTTGACGACGAGGAACTGGACGAACTACTGCTGTCCGACGAACTTGATGTGTCGTCTATTTCACTAGACGAGGACGAGGAGGAACTACTGCTTGATGAACTCGAACTTGACGAGGATGAACTGTCGTCGTCTCTGTTTGCTTCCTGAACGGCAGCCAAAATGGCGGCGACGGTTGATGGGTCAAGTTTCACCTGAACGGCACCGTCAGTCGTGCTGTCCTCGGAACTGTCATCCTCTGGCTCATCAGGGGAAACGGGAGACATAGCGAAGGTGAAGGGGAAGCCAACCGCCTTGTCAAGGGGGGCGCACTCGGCCTTTTCCAAAGTCGAGCCGCAAATCGTGCAGGGGTGTACCCCGCCGAAGTCGTTCACGCTCTTGGTGAAAGGGTGGGCTTCGTCGGCAAAACCCTTAGCGATGTTGCGGGAAATCAAACGACGTTCTGCGTCGGGAGAGAGGTTTTCACTAACCGAGCCGCCGAGCCGCTTCCAAAACGAGGGGGCCGTCTTGACGACGTTGGGAACCATGACGAGCGAGGTGTTGTCCTCGTCGTCCGAGATGGCTAGAAGGTCTGCGGTTTTGTGTCCCGATTTCAGCAAATCGGCAGCGAGTTCACGAACTTCCGATGACATCGCCTTGTTCAGAACGATTTCGTCAAGGGGGACATCGGTGACGGCAGAAATGACGTTCATCTGTTCCATTTAGTTCTCCTCGTGCTTTGACACTTATGCTACCCCACGCTTTCCAAAACTGCGTTTAGTTATTTGGCCTTTCGCGCTGGCGCGGGTATTGGAACACCTGTGCTAGCACGAAAGAGTGGTTTGCCTTTCCGCTTTGATGCTTTTGATTTGCGGATGCGAAGGGTCACGTCGTACTCCCCTGATTATTGGTGAGTGGGCCGCTCTGACCAGTGGTGTTCTTGGTCGGACCCTTGGACGAAGGTGGCGCTTCGCCTGTGTAGCCAGCAGAAGTGATGTCTGCTTGTATTCCACTACCGCCACTTTGGTCGGCTGGACCGCCCTGTGGGTTCTTGACTGGCGTGGTCTTTGTGTTGCCATTTGGAGATGCCGTTGCTCCTGCTGAAGTAGCCGCCACACCAACGAAACCCTTTGGCTGGGTCATGGACTGCTCTGGTGCAACTTGTCCACCCGCGTAGCGAGTGTTGTCGGCAGAACCCTCTGGCTCTGGGCGGAAGCCCGGGAGGCCAGCGATTTCGCGTAGGTACTCCTCTAGGTTGTTGTCTGGGGTGAGCAACTGTGCTGAAGTCAGGTTGGCTAGGTATCCGCCGAGTTCATTGAGGTCAATGGCGTTCACCTGACCGTAAGTGAGGCTTGGGCAACGGGCCGTGTCAAGTCCGTTCAGCGCAATAAGGCGTGGGATGGCGTGACTGTTGAAAGTCTCGGCAATGAGGCGTACCCAACTTTCCACCGCAGCCATAAACAAGTCCACTTTGGAAGCGCCGAGTGCGAACGAGCCAACACTTTCGTGACCGAGCATAATGAAGTCAGCAAGACAAGTCATCGCGATTTGGTTGTTGTAGCGGTCAATGATGGCACCAGTTTGGAACTGACGGCTTCCTCCGCTATTCAGCAACTTGAAGTCCACCATCTGCTTGCCGTTTTCGTCAAACATCATCGGCAGGATTACGCCTTCGGTTTCGTTGCGCTTTACACCACGAACGATGCGTTCCATGGCGTAGAACGAAGCCTTTTCAGCAGGGGTAGCGGATGCAGACATCCACTCGGCGGGAACATAGCCAACGGGCAGACCAGCGAGGTCGCGCTCAACACCAACGGCCTCAAACTCCTCGATACGGCGCTTGTAGTACCACGCCTTGAACGCTGAACGCAGGATGGAACGGCCTTCGGGGTTGCCTCGTGCGGCAGTTGTTCTGAAAAGGAGCGACTTCTCAATCGGGATAACGTTCAGGCGACCCGTTGTGGGGTCACGCTGGACCATGGCTTTTATTCCACCACTCTCGTCAAACTGCCATTGCCAAAGGCTGTCTTGCGCTCGCATAACGATTTTGCGCCAGCCGATTTTGTTGTCGCTGAACTTGGAACGCTTAGATGGGTCTTTCTGGTCGGGACCTTTGCGCTGTTTGTAGACAATCTCGAAGTATGACCAGCCGTATGTGAGGAACGACACAACCGCAATCATCAGTTCGTGCCAACTGTGGCTCATGTCGTCAATGCATTGCTGAACAAGAGCCGCCGCCGCTACGTCC